AGTTACACAATGTCATGCCTTATCACATCCTGGACACCTGTAAACGGTGCTGTGGATGCAGTGGCTTCAGTTAGCGTTTCGCTTCCTGTGACCGCATTAACAAAATCAACAAGCGCGTAATAAAGAAAAGGTGGGACAATGCACAAAATTGAGATTGTTAAAAAAGATGGTAAAAAACTTACCTATGATCTTACGCCAGCCGTAAAGGTGGCTTTTGAAGCCGAATTTAAAACAGGTTGGCGTAAGAGATTAGGCGAACTACAAATGGAAACAGATTTGTGGTGGTTTGCTTGGCGAATAGAAAAAGATGCTGGCAAAACTGATCTAGCCTTTGGTGAAGATTATATGAATCAATATGCAGATGTTGATTTAATTTATGATTCAAAAAATGGATAGACCGACACGGTTCTATATATGAAGTCGCTACCGTGTCGGTGGCAACAGGAATCAGCCCTAAAGACTTATTAGAAGTTGATCCAGCGATTTATTCAGCCATTAAAGCCATCTTGCAAGAACGCTATTACAACAACAAGAAGGCAACAGTTAGGCGGAAGTAATGATTAAACCAAGATATGCGGAACTTCCTGGCCGTACTAGATCATTGGCAGTAGTGCCATCAATCTATGTTGAAAATTTAACTGAACTTCTTGAAAAAATGAAAAAGGTAGATCCTGATTTACAAAAAGAATTTAGAAGGGAATTAAGCAAGGCTGTTAAGCCTGTTGCCAAATTAGCACAAAGTTTTGTACCACATTCACCGTTTCCGGGATGGCGTGATGTTGAACCAAATTACCCACCACAATGGGGTTGGGCTAATGACAATGTTCACCGAGGTAGAACAATTGGCGAGAATCAAAGAAGCCGTTGGAAATGGTCACAAACAGAAGTTATACGCGGCATAAGAGTAAGCACGGCTAAAAGTAAAGTACAAAGAATTAAAGGCGTTACATTTGGTGTAACCGCAATAGCCGTAATAAATAAATCTGTACCAGGTATAATTTATGAGTTGGCAGGTTTTGGTTCATCTAAATCAAGAAGTAGAACTAGGCGTGTTAGCCGTAACCAAAATGCGAGTGAATCATTTATTGGCAAATTGCAAGGCACTGCTAACAGTGGTGCTTACAAAGAAAAAAGATTGATTTATAGGGCATCACAACAATTAGGTGGCCAAGTAAATGATAATCTATACGGCGTACTTAAAAAATATCTAGGCAAAGAATTTAGAGGTTAATTATGGCACTGAGTCAATATGTTGCAATTAACTTTCTTACCAAGTTTGATAAAAAAGGTTTAGAGCGTGCCACAAAAGAGTTAAAAGGTTTTGATAAGTTTGTAGCATCATCAGCATTTAGATTGCGTGCAGGTTTGGCTGCTGGCGGTATTGCTACAGCGGCAAGTATGGCATTACTAGCCAAAAGATCATTATCAGCGGCTTTGGCGCAAGAACAATTAGATAAATCATTAAAATTGACTTTGAATAGCATAGGTCGCGGTGGCATGGCATCAGAGGTTGGTGCTTTTATAGAAGGTTTGCAATCTGCTACAAATGTGAGTGAAAATCAATTAATTCCAGCATTGCAGCAATTGATAGCACAAACAGGTGATTTGGAAGCATCACAGGGTTTATTACGCCTGGCTTTAGATGTTAGTGCAGGTACAGGTAAAGATTTAAGCACAACATTAGATGCCATTACTAAAGCCGCTATTGGCAACTATAAATCTATCGGTGCATTAGGCGTAGGCTTTACTGCCGCAGAAGCCAAAACAATGGGCTTTGCAAAAACAATGCAAACCTTACAAAAATATACTGGATCAGCCGAAGCAGCCACATTAACTTTAGATGGACAAATTAAAGCATTTAGAATTAGTGCAGGAGAAGCCACTGAAACATTAGGCCAGGGCATGCTAACTGCTTATGCAATTATTTCGGAAGGTCGGCCTTTAATTCAAAATTTAGGAACTGATCTTGAAAAAACTGCCAATCAATTTAGCAATATATTAATAGGTGTTGCTGCCGTTACAAAAAAAGAAGGTTTAGGCATTTTTGGCGAATTAGCCAAAGTTGCAATAGAAGGATTTGTTGGCGAATACGGAACTTTACAAAAAATAGAAAATGCTGGCATTAAAGCAATTAGCCTAGAAAAAATTAGCGCAAATCAAAGAGAAGATAGAGTTCAAACCACTAAGAAAATTCTTACCTTTGATGAGATGATTGCTAATATTCAAAAGAAAATTTTGGCTACCGAAAAATTAACAACTAAAGAAAAGGTAGCGCAACAATTATTAGATAAAAAGAGATCAGAATTACAAGCAATATTTGATATTGATCGCATTAATCTACAAGCCGCTTTAAGCCGCAAATTAAATGCTGAGGATGAAATCAGAGTTAAGATTTTGCAGAAGTTGGCAGATGGCACAGCCGCCGCCGTAAATGAAGCCGAAAGATATGCTGATGTATTAAAGGTAATTGAAGATGGCGTTATTTCAACAGAAGAAATTGATATGTTGGCTAAAAAGTGGGGTATTAGCACAACTGAGGTAGTGCTTTATTTACAAAAACTTTTTGCCGCAAATGAAGAATTGCGTAAGATGTTGGCATTGTTACAACAGATTGCTTCTATACCTTTGGGTGGTCAAACCGGTGTAGCACCTAAAATTTTGGGCAATATTGATTACACCGTGCCAATTGGTACTGGTAAACCTGCCTATGCAGAAGGTATTACACCAACCAAAATGTCTTATATGGATTTTGGCAATCTACCGAGAATGGCAGATGGTGGTATTGTAAATCAGCCAACCATTGCAATGATTGGTGAAGCGGGCGCAGAAGCGGTAGTGCCATTAGATCGCATGGGCGGTTTTGGCACTACTGTAAATGTAAATGTAGCCGGATCAGTAATCTCAGAAGGCGAATTACAATCAGTAATCCAGGATGCTTTGTATAACCTAAACCGAGCAGGTGCAGTAACTCAATTAACTAATTTGGGTAGATAATGCCAGCCGCAGTATTGAAGGTTGAAATTGATTTTTCTAATGGCGCATCATTTGATCCTGCTTTAATTTTGGACAATAGCGCAACACCATTAGATTATTCTGTATTAGGTACAGCCGCAGCGGATGTAATAGATATTACGCCTTATGTAACACAAACTTATATACGCAGAGCATTTAACAGATCATCAGATTCATTTACTGGCGGCACTGCAAGAATTATCTTTGTTGATGAAACAGGTGAATTTAATCCAGCCAATACTTCATCCAGTTTATATGGCAAGATCAAACCTATGCGCAAGATTCGCTTTACCGCTGAGTTTGCCGGCAATTCATACAATTTAGGATCATTTTATGTACAGGAATGGAATTATCAAAGCCCAACTGGATTTGATCCAGCCTATGTAACATTGTCATGCGTAGATGGATTTCAGTTATTAAATTTAACCACCATTACATCAGTTACAGGCGGCATAGCCGGACAAACAACAGCGGACAGAATTACAAGTTTGTTGGATGCCGGTGAATGGCCAGGTGGTATGCGAGATATTTCTACAACCGCAACCACAACTGTACAGGCAGATGATGGCACATCACGATCACTATTATCTGCCTGCCAGGTTGTAGAGGCCACAGACCTGGGTGCTTTTTATATGGATGAGCGCGGATATGCAAAATTTATGTCACGCACAGACATCATCACAGCATCAGGTGGCACATTAACAAATTTTAGTGATGTGCCAGGATCAGGTGATGTTACTTATCAGGCAGTTGAATTTGATATTTCAGATTATCAAATGATTAATAAAGTGACAGTAACTAGAACCGGTGGTATTGCTCAAACAGCCAGTGACACAGCAAGTATTGAGGATTATTTCCAACACAGCCGTGTAAGAAGTGGCATCATGCAAACAGATGCAGATGCGTTAAACCAGGCTTTAATGATCATTGCTTCACGCAAAGAGCAAGGCGTAAATATCCAGTTAAACTCATTAACAGTTGATGCCTATGGCGAGGATGATCCTGATCGGGTTGTAGCCGCTTTAAATTTAGACATGTTTGATCCAATCCAGGTTACTCAAACCCTACCGGCTGGCAATGTGGTTACTGATAGCGTTATTGCCGGCCTTACCTATCAAATAACGCCAAAATCTTTTTTGGTTACATTTACTTGCGCCCAACCCTTTGCATCCGGTTTTTTGCTATCATCAGATGTGGATGGAATTTTAGATGAAGATTCTTTGGCCTATTAGGAGATCATAAATGGCAACCTTTTCAGTTGGTCAGGTACTAACAGCGGCACAAATGAACAGTATCGCTAACCTAACAGTTAGGGCAGTTACCAGCACATCAGATACATTAGTTTTGGCTGATGCAGATAACAAACTTATCACCTATTCAAATACAGGTACAACAACTATTACAATCCCACCTTATTCAAGTGTGGCCATGACTACTGGTAGCGTTGTTAATGTGATTAAAATTGCTTCAGGCGGCACTGTATCCATTGTTCAAGGCGCAGGTGTAACAATTGCATCAAGCGGCGCAGTATCAACAAATCCGGTTATTACTAGCACTATAAAGGCAGCAAGTTTGATTAAAGTCAGTACCGATAGTTGGTATATTGTCGGTGGCATTGCCTAATGTCTTTAATACTTGGGATATTAGATAGTGGCGGTGCGGCGGCTGGCGGCGGCACTGCTTATGAATCTATTGCTAGTGCTACTGGCACAGGTTCAAGCGGCACAATAACATTTAGTTCTATACCTGCTACCTATAGCCATTTACAAATTAGAATATTAGGTAGAAACCTTTATAGTGCAGGCAGTTCTGCAAGATCTTTATGGTTTACATTTAATTCTGATACTAGCAATTCTTACCCAGTACATAGATTATATGGTGATGGTTCTGCCGCTAGTGCTGAAGGATTTACGGCAACTGGAAGTGGTGGCACATCATTTCTTGGATGGGCTATGGTGGACTCAGGCGCAACCGCATCTGTATATGCAACAACAATTATGGATATTCACGATTACGCTTCTACATCTAAGTATAAGACTGTTAGATCAATTTCAGGTGCTGACTTGAATGGCAGTGGTCGCATATATCTTAACTCCTCTGTATGGATGTCAACATCCGCAATTACATCTATTACATTTGAAGATCAAGCAGGTGGTGGGTTTTCTACAGGAACAACCTTCGCCCTCTACGGAATCAAAGGATAATATGGCAACCACATACGAGAAAATTGCATCAACTACTTTGGGTAGTGCTAATGCCACAATAACTTTTAGTTCTATTCCATCAACATATACAGACTTAAGAATAGTTATGACCTATACAACTTCTATTAGCGGCGAGGACGCAAGGGTTAGATTTAATTCTGATACTGGAACTAATTATAGTATAACTAGATTGAGGGGAACTGGGTCAGCCGCCAATTCAAGTAGATTAACTAGCCAAAGTTCTTTAATTCTTTGTGATAATGTTGACATTGGTTCATCAACAACAATTCCACAATTATTAACAATAGATATATTTTCCTATGCTGGTTCTACTAATAAAACTCTATTAAGTGAAAACTCAAGCGATTACAATGGTTCAGGAACTCTTACTAGAACTGTTGGTTTATGGCGTTCTACGAGCGCAATTACAACCGTTGCTATTGGAACTTTAACCGCAGCCACTTTTAACACAGGCACAACCGCAACACTCTACGGAATACTAAAGGCGTAACTATGGCAACCTATACTTTAATCAGTTCAAATGTTTTATCATCAAGTGCGGCATCTGTTACCTTCTCGGCAATACCTGCTACATATACGGATTTGGTGTTGAGGTGTTCTGTTAGAAGCACTCACGCTGGCGGAAACGATTTATTGCAGGTTAATTTTAATTCTGATTCTCCTTCAACTGGAACTAAGTATTCTGATACTTTTTTGAATACGCCTTCAATGAGTGCTAACTCAGGTAGAGATTCAAACCAATCCATTTTTTTCCAAGTAAAATTTCCTGCTTCTAGTTCAACCAGCAATACTTTTTCAAGCATTGAAATCTATATTCCATCTTATACTGTATCTCAAAATAAACCTATATCTATTAATAATAGATGGGAAAATAATAGTGCTACTGATGCAGATGTTCTAGCAATGGCAGCGTTGTATCGTGATACAACTGCAATTTCTGCTATAACTTTAACTCCCTACTTAACCGCATCACTTGCATCAGGCTCATCATTTTATTTATACGGAATATCAAACGCTTAACAAAGGAGAAGAAATGCCAACTAAAGTAATCGTAGATTGTTCAACAGGTGAAACCAGTATTGTTGAATTAACGGCAGAAGAAATTGCTGATCTTGAAGCGGCTAAAGCAAAAGCCGAACAAGATCGTATTGCAGCCGAAGAACAACAAGCAATACAAGCAAAAGCAAAAGCCGATTTGTTAAAAAAGTTGGGCATTACCGAAGCAGAAGCGCGCTTATTGCTTTCATAAAGCATGTTAGGTAATGGCAATTATTAGAGAACTCACTAGCCCGAATGGTTGGCCGGCTAGTGAGGATCGCGCCGCTATTGGAATCCAATCTTTTACCGTGCCAGGTACAACCATCAAATTGGCCTGTGCAAAAGCGGTAGCACCGTTGTTAATTAACTTTTGCAAAGAATTTCATGAATTAGTTGAACCTATTGACCAGGGCAAATTGGATGATTGGGGTTATGCCTTTCGCATGACCCGGGGATCAGATAGAGTTTTAAGCAATCATTCATCCGGCACTGCAATTGATCTAAATGCAATTAAACATCCTTTAGGCAAGTCAAATACATTTAACAAGGATCAGCGTAATACAATTAACCTACTCATAACTAAATACGGTTTAGCCTGGGGCGGCAACTACAAAAAGCGTAAAGATGACATGCACTTTGAAATTGCGTTAAACCGTAATCAAGTTAAATTAAAAATAAAGGAGTTAGGTTTAGAATGAAATTGACTACAAAACAAAAAGAGATCATTAAGTCATATTTAAGAAGCGTTGCCGCTGCTACTGTAACAACTGCACTGGCTTTGATTGCAGATGTTAAGCCTGAGTTATCAATTTTGGCTGGTGCTTTAGTTGCGCCTTTAGCCAGGTATTTTGATCCAAAAGACAAGTCATTTGGAATTAATAGCAAATGAGCCTAAACGATTGGGCGGCTTTAGCCGTTTCAACGGTCACAATAATAGGTGCTTTAGTAGCATCTGTACGCTGGCTGACTAAGCATTATCTATCTGAATTAAAACCGGATAATAATGGCCGCCATAATCTTGAAGGCAGGGTTGCACGCATAGAGGAAAAGTTAGACACGCTGTACCAAATCCTTATATCTAAGAAGTAAGTCAGCCCGATCCCCTACCCTATGGCCATGAAGATGTGCGTGGTTGTACCCAGTAGGGGTAGGCCTGAAAATGCCGAAAGATTGGCACAGGCTTTTAAAGATACAAATACAGAGGCTGATTTATATATTGTTATAGATAATGATGATCCAAAATGGAATGAGTACGCAAAAAGTGAAAACTATAAAAAATTACCTGCCGACAATAAAACAGGTGGTTGTGCTAAATCTCTTAATACCGGTGCAGTTTATTTGTTGGATATTACTAAATTTCCTTTATATGATTATTTTGTTTTCATGGGTGATGATCACCTTCCTAGAACAAAAAATTGGGATAAAGCCTTTATTCAGGCGTTAGGTCAAAACACCGGGATAGTTTATGGTGATGATTTATTGCAAGGTGCTAATTTGCCAACAGCCTTTGGCATGACCCGCGATTTAGTAAATGAGTTACGCGGCATGACATTTCCTGGATGCGTACATTTATTTTTTGACAATTTTGTAAAGCAACTTGGATTAGATTTAGAATATTTAAAATATTTACCTGATGTAATTATTGAACATTTACATCCAGCCGCAGGTAAGGCTGAAATGGATGAAGGATATGCCAGGGTAAACCAACCCAAATGGTATGAACAAGATTTATTAACACTACAAAGATATTTTACTAGCCCGGAATATGCTGAGTTAGTAAGAAAATATAGATGAACATATTAATAACTGGATCACATGGCTTTGTTGGTAAAGCATTTAGGCGTGCGTTACCTCACGCTAATTTAACTTTGGTTGATTTGAAAAACGGTGTTGATTGCCGCAAGTTTTTTCAGTTAGAAAAAAAACAATATGATTTAGTAATACATCTTGCCGCTGTGGTTGGTGGCCGTATGTTGATAGAAAATGAACCTCTAGCATTAGCGGTTGATTTGGCGATTGATGCCGAATTTGCATCATGGGCAGTGAGAACTAAACAACCCTATCTTGTTTACTTCTCATCCTCAGCCGCTTATCCAATTGAACTACAAACCCTAAGCAAAAAGCGTAAGTTAAAAGAAAAAGATATTAACTTCAGCAAGATGGGTAAACCTGATATGACCTATGGCTGGTCAAAACTAACAGGTGAAATGCTTATGAATTACCTACGCGAATCAGGCGCAAAGGTGCTAACACTTAGACCATTTAGCGGTTATGGAACGGATCAAGATTTAGATTATCCATTTCCATCAATTATTGAACGCGCCATTATGAACGCAAACCCATTTAATATTTGGGGTAAGGCAACAACTACCCGGGATTTCATACATATTGATGACATTGTAGATGCTGTAATCACTATGGTTAGAAATGATTGCAATCAAACTGTAAATCTTTGTACTGGTCGGCCTACAACATTTGTAGAGTTGGCACAAATAGCGTTAAAAGTCCTGGGACATGAAAAGACAGCGGCTAAGCGGTTTAAGATTTTGACCGACAAGCCGGCAGGTGTGGCTTATCGCGTAGGTGATCCAACAATGATGAGCGATTATTACACGCCAAAAATTAGCCTAGAAGAAGGCGTTGAGCGTGCTATCCGCGGAATCGTATAGTTTAAAATTAATGGCTATGGCAAACAAAAAACCCCGCAAAACGCCAAAGCGCAGAAGGCGTACACCACGCAAAGCCGAACAATTAAATCGGCTTGAAATGCACTACATAACACTTAATGAGATGTTTCGCGCAGCAAAGGCGGCAGGATTTTCTAGCGAGGTTGCATTTTGGTTAATCACCGAACCCGGGGAATCAATACCTGATTGGGTTATTGATAACAAACCAAATGAGATCATTCCCCGGATTGATCCCACTGATGATGAAGATGAGGATTAATAATTAAGCGCGATAAAACATTTAACGCACGCTATCTTGTAGTCAGTGACTTGCAAGTCCCATTTCAATTTACAGAAGCGGTCACTAACTTAAAAAAATTAGTTAATGCCTTCAAGTTTGATTTAGTTTTAAATGTTGGTGATGAAATGGATTTTAATACCATTTCCAGGTTTAGTGAAGGTAGGGCAGAATCTTTTATGCAAACACTTGATGAGGATCGGGTTACCTGCCAAAACATTCTTTATGATCTAAAAACTGATGTTGTTAGTAGATCAAATCATTCAGATCGCTTATACAAATCATTGCAGAGGATTCCAGGATTAATGGGATTACCTGAACTGCAATATTCCAAATTTATGGGATTTGATGATTTAGGCATTTATTACGCAAAACAGGCTTATCCGATACCAGGAACAAATTTTGTGCTTTGTCATGGGGATGAAGGCACAATCTCCAGGGCTGGCGGCGGCACTGCCCTGAATATTGCAAAAAGGTGGGGGCGTAGCACCATTACAGGGCATACTCATAGGATGGGCTACCAATGCCATTCAGAAGCCTTTAATGGCCGTTTAGAGCGTGTTTTAGTGGGTGTTGAATGTGGTCATACCTGTGACATGAAAAAAATGGCTTATTTGGGCATTAGAGGCTATGCAAACTGGCAAGCCGGGGCGGTCATAATCCACATTAAGCGTGGCAATGTCAGCGTAGAGATGATCCCATTTAACGCAGATGGCTCATTTACTGCAATGGGCAAGGCTTTTGGGTGATGTAGATCACAAAAATAATTGGCAAAAACCCTTTTAGGTAATTGTATTTGTCAGCCCCCGGGTGTTTAATTGGATTTACAAAAGCAATTGACCGGAAGGGGTTAATTATGAAAGTACAACTTAACAAAGCAGATATGTCCGAACTGCCAGGAATCATTGCCATCTTTCAAAATGCTGACAAATCTATAACTATCAAAGTTTTAGACAATGTTAGTTATGAAATTACAAGAAATGGCAAAACATTAAAGACAAATATGTCATGGAGATATTTGGTCGGATCACAATTAGTAAAACATGTTGAGAATGACATTAAAGATGGTTACTACAAAGGCGTTAGAAGGATTGCCTAATGAAACTTACACCAAATCAATTTGAAGGTTTAACAGAATGTCAAATGGAATGGGCTACCGAATCAGATTGGCTAAAACAAAAAGACCGATTTGCTGACACAATTTGTTGGTCACATTTATTTATTTATTGGGTAGATAATTATGCTTCAGTTATATTGGCTACTGAATTTTTAAAACAAAATAAATGGGATTACAGCATTTCTTTTGACAATGCAGTTGGTCAATACTGTTTTACTACCAACTACCGTGGATCATGGGTTTACGCATGAACGCCGTAGCCTATGCAGAAAAGGGTTGGTGGGTATTGCCATTAAAACCACAATCTAAAGAACCATGCAAGTTTTTACGCCACGGTTATTTAGATGCAAGCGGTGATATTTCAATTGTTAAAAAATGGTTTAAAGATGATTCTAATCTAAATATTGGTTTAGCAATTGTGCAATCAAATCTTGTAGTTTTAGATTTTGATATACGCAATATTGCATCCAGGGTTTTATGGGAATCTTATCGCCGCATTTGCGTAGCATCTAATACGCATACAGTTAAAACAGATAATGGCTATCACTTTTATTATCTTGCTGATAAATCAAAACAATTCAAAGGCAAGGTAATACCTGGTATAGACATCAAGCACAAAGGTTATGTAGTGCTGCCACCTTCTATACATCCAAATGGCAGTGTTTATCAGGTAATTAATGATGTTGATCCGGTTGCATTGCCGGCTGAGTTAGAAAAGGTAATGAGTTGGAATTAGTTAAATATGACAAACAATCAGGTGCTTATGTGGATGAAAACCGCAAGCATTTTGTAAAGGCTTCTCTAATACGCCAGCATGCCAAAAAAGCAATTGGCTCAAAGCAGATTAGAGGAAGGCTATCAGCCAAAATGGTTGAAGCCTATTGGTTAGACAAGTTCAAGGAAGTGGTGAAATATGAACTATGAAATATATGGCTGGTTAATAACAATCTGCCTGTTTACATTAGTGGCACTTTTGCTAGGTGTCACCTGGATGGTGGCCGTTGAAAACGGTTACGACAAAGGCTTTAAAAGCGGATACAAACGCGGTACAGCCGATACAAAACATACAAATGTTAAGGTAGAAAAATTTACTGTTAGAACGCATCCAACAATGCGCCAAAAGATGCTAGAAGCAGATAATGAGTATCTAATGGAAAAGGTTGTAAGCCTTTGGGATCGGGAAAATAAATAATGAACATGAATGATTATGTTGATGTGGCTGAGCGCATAGCGCAATTGAAAGAAGCCTATCCTGAAGCATCATTGCAACCATATAACCCAAATAAACCTTATGACATTGTGCAGGTTGAAGGTAAAACTTATGTGGTTTATACAGCGGCTTGTTACCGTGATCCATTTGATCAAAGGCCTGGAGTTGCAGTTGCGTGGGAACAAATACCAGGCAAAGGCATGACCGCCGGCAGTGAACTTATGATTTGTGAAACGAGTGCTTGGGGGCGCGCAATAGTAGCAGCCATGAAAACTGCCACAAAGCGCGTAGCATCTAAGCAAGAAGTTATTGCGGCAAAGAACAGGCAAAGTTGGGCGGTAACACCAAAGGAATCTTTAGATTCTGAATTGCTGTCTAGGCCAACTGAACCAGTTGCACCTACCAAAGCAATCTATGGACAACCTGGAAGCAAATCAGCGTTGATGGAAAGAATTATGCGCCATCAATTTGTTGAGGAAAAAAAGCCTGATGACAATCCAATACCTATGAGTGTTGATCAAGTAGTAGATGCTTTGGCTACTGATGTGCCAGCGGTACAAAGTTGCCAACATGGTGAGATGGTTTTACGAACCGGAATCAGCAAAGGTGGCAAACCGTATTATGGATATACCTGCGCAAAGGGTTGTGATGCTAAGTGGGCAGTTATGTCAAAGGCTGGCAAGTGGTGGTACCCAGGTGAAAACAATGGGTGACATGGAAATGATTGATCCATACGGTGTGCGTGCCAGGTTTACAGATAATGGCGTGGAGTTAGACATAGTGCCGTTTAGTGAATGTTGCGAATGGTGCAATGATCCTAGAATGTTAAATGTAAATGGCGTACGCAAATGTGCGGGTTGTGGATGTGTAAATCATATTGAGTACAAAAATCATGGGTAAATTTGATTATCACAAAGCCATGCGTGATGGGCATGGCTACAACCTTTATGTGGCTGACCTGTTATCACATTTTGGAGTACCAAAGGTAGATGTACCTGCATTTACCATTGCAACTACCCATGATGAGATTAAAGACAAAACAAAAAATGAAAAGGATGTGATTGCTGATGACCTGGTTTTAGAGGTCAAAAGCAGTAGCAGGTCATTTACAGATGTTGATGATTTCCCACATAACCCATTAATTGTGGATACGGTGTATGGATTTGATAGCAAGATAATCAAGCCATTTGCCTACATAATCATTAGCCAAATTACAAATAATCTATTTGTGATACCAACTGCAACTAAAGATTTTTGGACAATTCAGGAATTTTATGATGCACAGAGAGATATAACCGAACGGTTCTACATGGTTCAAAAGCGGTATTGCCGCCCATTTATTGAATTAGTAGATATTTTATTGGAGAGAGCGCATGAGCGAACCAATCAGATGTAAATGTGGGAATTGGGTTATGCCCGATCAATCCTGTTATGTGTGTTATCTAATTACAAGAACTCAAAAGAAATTAACCTAGTGTGATGTAAATCACATCTCACATAGTGAGATTATGTTAGGAGTTATGCAATTATGATTTTTAACCTTGTGCTAGGCTCTAGCCTTCGCATTTGGCTCAAAGGCCAAAAACGCGAACCCCTTAGGGGTGAGTTCGCGAGGTGCTGGCTACTTGGGATATCTCTATGTTTAGCCAACATGATTGGCTTTGAAAAAGCACATTCCGCTGATAATTCAATACCTAATTTAAAGTTATATGCGTATCAATCATTTAAAACCTGGGATCAATTTAATTGTTACAACTACCTGGTATATAGAGAATCAAGATGGAATTACAAAGCGGTGAACGGTTCGCATTATGGTTTAGGCCAAATTAAAAATAAGATGGTGTTAAAGCAGACACCTAGACAACAAATTACATTTCACATGAAGTACATAAGCCATAGGTATGGCCAGGTCAATGGTGAACCTAATGCCTGTAAAGCCGCTGAACATTTTGATGCTAAAGGCTGGCATTAGTGGTTTATTGTAAGCATGTAACCAAAGTAATGGGTAGTCGGTTGTGTCCATACTGCGGATTGGCTACAAATGAAGTAGATTGGGCATATCAAAACCAAATAAGGCAACAATGGATTATAGATAATCCGGATGCTGAATATGAAGGGTGGATGAGCATTTGAAAGATACAGAGAAAATAACCATAGGCATTACATCACCAGGTTATGTAGTTACAGATTTTATGACCAGCATTTTGGATGTTGCGAGATCACAGAAGCAATTAGGCCAGTTTATTAGCCTACAAGGATCAGGTGTTATTAGTAGATTGCGTAATCAGATTGTTGCTACATTCCTGAGTAAAACAACAGATGATTGGTTATTGCAGATTGATACAGATCAAAGGTTTACTGTTGATCATTTCAAGAAATTGGTGGCAGCAGCAGATAAAGATAAGCGGCCTATTGTGTCCGGTGTAGTACATGGTGGGTGGGATGTTGGTGAGTTGTATTTAGAACCAGTGCCTTGCATCTTTAAATTGGGTAGTGATAATGGGTTGTATGCTATGCACGATTATGAAGAAGATTCTATTGTTGAAGTAGATGCTGCTGGTACAGGTGCAATCATTGTTCATAGATCGGTGTTTGAAAGATTTGTAAAAGAAGCAGATCAAACACATCAAGGTGATAAGTGGTGCTTCTATCAGGATATGCCACTGCACCATGAATGGGTTGGCGAAGATTTGTTGTGGTGCATCAGGGCTAAGAGTTTTGGGTATAAACTATATGCACATACAGGTGTGCAGATGGAGCATCAACGCAAGATGTGGATAGGTCAGAAGCAACACAAAGACTTTGAACGCTTCAGGCGAGCAAGATTACAGAGTGAGGAACAGATCAATGGCGATAACAAATAACCAATTCGCAATTACAACT